GCGTAGCCGGGGCAGCGTTTGAGCAGCCAGAGGTGGCACGCGATGCGGATGTCGTCGCAGCTCTCGCCGTGGCGTTTGCTCGAGACGGCGTCGCGCTCCTTCCATCGGGAGCGGGTCAGGTTGTGGGTGTTGGCGGAATGGGTGCGGTTTCTCATGGGGTGGGGCTAGCGGTCTTGTGCGGCGTCAATCGTGCCGTCGAGCGCGGTGACGTAGCTGCGCCAGTCGCGCACCGGCATCCACTTGGCAAGCCGCTCATCCCATTCGTGCCACTTCCGCGCGCAAAGGTCTGCGTAGAGGTTACCCCGATACGTGCCGATGTTGTCCAGAAACTCATCCGACACGAACGAATCAAACTCGCTCTCCGATGGGTAGTCCGGCACCTTCAATGCGGCGAGCTTGGCGTTTTTCGTGCGCGTGTCCGGCTTCGATTCTGCCGGAATTTCTTCGCTTTTCAAAAAAACCACTGCGGCGACAGCCGGAGTCTCTTTAGTCTCTTTAGACATGCTTCTTGCATCTGCCTGTTGCATCTGCTTCTTGCCTCTGCCTCTGCATGGGCTTACCACGCTTACCCTCGGCTTACTTTGCTTACTGTAATCAGCCGCTTGCTTCTCTCGGAACCGTTGCTGCGCGAGCCGATTTTGCTCGGCCCTGTCCTCCTCGGAACGAATCGCCCGGTATTTTCCGTGATTCACGACACGCCAGCCCCACGCGCGATGTTCGTCCATCCGCACGATTCTCGCGCCTTCCTCATCTTGGGATCGGCTTTCGGGGTCTGCCGCTTCGAGGACAGCGATGGCCGCTTTCACTTCGTCCAGTGTCAGTCCGGTTTCGTCCGCGATGGCGCGGAAGTGCTTGTCCACCGTGCCGTCTTTGCCCGTGTGGGCAAGCAGGTTCGTGAAGACGAGGATTTCATGGGCGCGGCCTCGGAGCGTGCCCTGATAGAGAGAGGCGAACAGTTTGGCATACATGTAAGCCGCACAATATTACTGTAATCTTACGCAGTCAAGACGGTTTTTCACCGTAGCGGCTTTTTTCGACTACGGTTTATCCGCGTGCGGAAAACCGGAACGCGGTGAACGAATGTCACGCACAGTCACGCTCCCGTCACGCCTCGGTCACGCCGGGGATTCTGCCGCCCCGCCATTTGGCAAGCGCGCGCACTGAAATCGTGCAAGCGGTGTTTCATCGCGCGGCGTAGCTGCCCCGCAACTCAACACTTTACGCACGGCTGAAAATACTTTGAAAAAATGCTTGCGCGCTTTCAAGTGCGGCACTAGCTTGGCTCCAACGCAAGGCACCACGCCTTGCGAACAAACCGACAAACCGACAAAATGAAAACCCAATCCTACTGCAAATTCTTTCAGACCAAAAACGCCGCAATGCAATTCATGCGCCTGCAAAATCGCGCCGCCGCCAGCGCTGGAAATCGCCGCGACGTGCTGTGCGTCACGGACGGCCCCTGCGACAACTTCGCCGTAATGGACTTGAAAACGGCAATCGAACTCGGCAACGGATATTCTTGGGAAGCCTAATCTTTCACCACTCCAGCCATGAGCCTCACAATGACACCCCGTGAACAGCGCGAGCATCTTTTCGCCATCCGCGAACAGGATGCGCCTTCACCCTACACCCTCGCACGCACTCCAGCCATGACATCCGATTCCCTTATCATCGCCACCCTGATTGACGCCATGACCCGCCGCGAGGCAAACGGCGACCTCTACACCGCCCGCGACGTGCTCTCAGTGCTGCGCGGTGCCGCCGATATTCACGACCGCGCGCTTTCTATGAAAATCGGCGCATACCTCGACGCATCCCGCGCGGCGCACGTTGCGCTGATTTGCAAATGAGCACTCCAAAGCACACACCGGGGCCGTGGCAGGTGAATCTCACCCGCGTTGATCACGCGATTGTCCGCTGGCACATCGCCAGCGAAAAGCATGGCAGCGCATTCCCGATTTGCGAGCACGTCATTGAGTCCGAACCGGCCGGCACTGAACAACTCGCCAACGCCATGCTCATCGCCGCCGCGCCGGATTTGCTCGCGGCAGTCGCGGAGCTTCTCGCAGCCTTTGGCCCCGGTCAGCCGCTGCCAGCCTGCCGCCGAGAAGCCCTGCGCATGGGTATCGCTGCCGTCGAAAGGGCAACCGCAAAATGAGCACTCCAATCAACAACGGCGGGCAGGCATTCCCAGACCTTCACGCAACCGGCATGAGCGTTCGCACCTACATCGCCACGGCTGCAATGGCCGCGCTGCTGAGTCGCGAGGACACCATCGCAAACGGCGCGGAGGAGTTGATGCACCGCGAGCTTGCACGGCTCGCATACCAGCAGGCCGACGCCATGATTGCCGCAGGGGGAGCAAAATGACACGCGGCGGCAAACGTCCCGGCTCAGGCCGCAAGCGCAAGCCGCGCCCCGTGGCGCTGTGTATGCGCCTTTCGCCGGAATTGCACGCCGCATGGCTCGCGCGGAAGGGCACGAACAGCGGGCCGAAACTTCTCAAACACCTACTCGAATTATGAGAGACTCACATGGCCGCTAAACGCAAACCCGATGCCGCGCCGGATGCCGTGCAGGAACTCGCCGCGCCTGCCGTGCTCAAGCGGCTCCAGATGGACGCCGCGAAATTCTCCGCGCAAATTGACGACGCGGAGGCGCGGCTCGGCGCACTCGGCGAACTCAGCCCGAATGCGGCTGAGACGAAGGACAACCGCGAGCAAATCGCGCGTGTGGAGTGCGAGCTTATCACGGCACGCGACAATTTCGGCAAGACGGCGAAAATCCTCCTAGCATATGATCGCGGAGTCGCGACCGAACGGAAGGATGGCGAAAAGATCGGCGTAGAGGAAGCGCGCGAAATCTTCGCGCAGTTGATGCTCACGATTGACCTCGCCCTCGAACAGCGAATCATCGCGGACGCCCAATCCGCCGCGCTGTGCGATTCGCCAGAGGCTTTTCACCGCGCTTCCGCTGACAACTGGCGGGCCGCGAAGGACGGGGCGCTGGCGAGCGCGAAGTCGGACGGCGTGCTTCCGAAATGGTTGACCGTATGACAACCAAGCAAGCCATCGCTCTCCATAAAACAGGATGGAGGCAACTTGATAACGGGAAATGGTATCACAGAAAAGGAAAGACGTTTGCCGACACCGATGAACGCGTGATAGAAATAGCGCAGCGATGGCTTGCGGACGGAACAACAGAGTCGATGATCAAAAAGAAACGATGGAAATGGATTCCAAATGAAAACGATTGATTTCGCGCGGGCGCAAATCCGATTCGACAAATCCAGCCCAATCACCGGGCCGTTTCGCGATGAGTTTTATCCTTTTCTCCGCGCCCCGTTTGAGGCGGCGGATGATATTTCATGCAAGCGGCTAGTCATTTTTAAGGCGTCGTCATGCATGGGCACCGTTGCCGGGCAAATTATCAATCTGAAGCGCATCGTGTGCGACGTGGGCGATCAAATGATTGTCTGCCACTGCTGTCTCGCGACAAATACGCGATGACCAATGACCTTGTGCTTTTCCGCACGAAATTTCTGCAAATCACCGGCCCCGGCATTTCATCCGCGCAGTCTGTGCAGGTGCGATACTGCCAAACCGATGAGAGCCATCTTGAAAGCTACCCAGACGGAAGGCTCATCGAATTTGAAAAGCGCATGGGCGGGCGATGGGATAGGCAGGGCACGCATATAACGACCGCGCCGGATGAGGGGCGCGAGGTTGCGACGTTTTACTTGGCCGGACAGCAAGACGAATGGCATTTCCGATGCCCGAAGTGCTCGCAGCTTTTTTGGCCGCTATGGGGCGAGGACGCGCGGCAGAAATACGGCACGGATGTTTTCAGGCCCACGCTGGAATCCGTTGTTTGCGTTTGCCCGCATTGCAAAGCAGAATTTGCCGACACCGCGCGCGAGCGTTATGCACTGAATAAGGATGGCGATTATGTCGCGCAGAATCCCACGGCACCGCCAGAGACGCGCAGCTTCCGATGGAGTGTGTTTGCCGCGCACTGGATTTCATGGCGGGAAATGCTCATTGAGAGCAACAGCGCGATGGATGCCGCAAAGCTAGGAAACTTGAAGCCGTGGGAGGACTACGAAAAGAAAAGGCTCTGCAAAATCTACGTGCCGCGCCTGCCCGACTTCGGCGACGCGAAAGGCAATCGTGACTACAAGCTCGGCGACGTGTGGCAACCGGGGGGTGAGACATTGCGTGTCCTATCCTGCGACCCGCAGGCGGGCAAGGCAGGCGAACCCGCGCACCGGCACGCGCTCGTTGTCGAATACGACAGGCATGGCAATTCCCGGCGCGTGTGTTACCGGCGCATAGACACGGCGGCGCAGTTGCACGAAATGGCAGCGGAGTTTGGCGTGAGCGAAGGCAAGCCGGGCAAAAATTCGCACGTCATAATTGACAGCGGGCACGAACCCCGTCGCACGTTTCGGGAGTGCGGGCAATTCGGATGGTATGCGTTCAAGGGATCGGACTTGCAGCAGTTCCACGCGGTCAAGCAGGGCATCGGCGCGGACGCGATGAACGTCACTCATCCCATGCCGTATTCGCAGCCGGAGCCGCAATCCGGCGTTGTCGGCGAGGCACTGCCAAAAAGCGCACGCAAGGTCAAGGTTGGCCGTTTGCCGGATGGATGGGCGTATTGCATTACGTCGCACAATCCAGAACTCTACGGATACCTTTATGCGCTCATCACAGGCGCATCGGGCCGCTATTTCGGCATTGCCAGCGATATGCCGGAATGCTACGCGAAAAACATGCCGGGCTTCATGCCACTGATCGAGCCGGACAAGAAAACCGCGACGGTGAAGAAAATCGTGTGGAAGAAAATCCGCGAGGATCACTATTGGGATTTAGAGGTGATGGCGCTCGTCATTGCGATTCGTAGCGGCTTCTTCCCGCTTGGCAAACAATCCGAGATTGACACGCCGCCGACGCCCGTGTAAATACACGGCAAACCATGCCATCTCCGCAACGCCTTTACCGCCATTATTCCACGCCCGATTTGGCGGCTGCGTTTGCGAAAGCCAAGGCGGAATTGGAGGAGTGCTGGCAGTCCGTTGGAGGTGGCGCAAAGAGCGGCACAAAGGCGATCACGGATGCCAAGCTGAGGTTGCATGAGATAAACGCGGAAATGGATTTTCGGGCGGGGATTATGACGACGAAAAAAGTGAACATGGATTTGACCGGATACAAATGAGCAAGCGCAACCGATACCAGAAACGCGACACGGCAACACTTGAACGGTCAAAGCGCAGCGGCCTCGCGCTCGCTTCGATGGCGAGCTATGACGGCGCGATGCCCGACAAGACACGGATGATGTCGAATCGCATCGGCACGAACCCCAACTCGGCATACGCGCAGCAGCAGCGCGTGACGCTTATGTGGCAGGCCGAAGACCTAGTGAAGAACAGCGACTGGGTTTCCGTTTGCTATTCCCTCAAACAATACTGCCAGCCGATTGGCTACCTCGCGCAGACCGGCGACCCGGCGCTAGACAGCGAAGTGAACCAATACATGCGCGAAGTGATGAAGCGCGGCGGCATTAACCAGTCCGCGCTTTCCGCTTTTTCGTGCGCCGCCCACGTTGAAATGCCAGTGCGCGGTGATTCGATTCTGGAGCGGTATGACGACGAAACGCAGCTTCGCTTCATCGTTCGGTGCGCTGATCAAATCGGCGAGCTTTACCGCTTCGTGAATCCTGCCAGCTACGGTGCCGAGGCATTCGTGCAGCCGCCCGCGCCGAGTGTGCGCTACATTGCCGGAATTTTCCTCGCGCCGAACGGGATGAATGAAGCGTTCAAGATTTACGAGCGCGGATACAACCAGACCTACCTCAATCCGCAAATCGTCCCCGCGTGCAACGTCATTTTCTTCCAAGACAATCTGTTCGACGGGCATCGCGGAGTCACCAAGTTTGCGCCTGCAATCCAGAGCATCCAGAAGCGGAATAAAATCTGGCAAAGCGGGATGGACAGCATGGCCATTCAGTCGAAGATTGCAGCCATTGCCAGCAACGCCAGCGGCTCGCCCGATCCGCTCGACTACGAGACGACCACGAACTCAGACGGCACCATCACCTACACGGAAAAGATGGCGGATGGCGCAGTGGTGAAATACCAGTTCAGCGACGGCGACTCATATCAGTTTATGAAGTCGGAAGCTCCCGGCCCCGCGCTTTTGCAGGGGCTTGACTACTCAGACGAGCGCACATGCCTCTCGCTCGGCTTCCCGAAGGCATTCCTGATTTCCGCACGCGACGGCGGCGGCGCTCCTACGCGCTTCGATATGTCCCGCGCAGGGCGGGAAATCATGCGCCTTCGCAACGACGTGTATCTGCCGCGCTTGGAAAAGATGGCCTACCTTTTCTTGATGGACGGCATCGCGCGCAAAAAGCTACCCGCCCGCGCTGGCGTGCTCAACGGGCATTGGCACTGGCCTTCGCTGCCCACGGCAGACGCATTCAGGGACGACAAAAGCGACGTGGAAGCCATGCGCGCGGGCCTCACGACGCGCACGGCAATCATCGCGAAAAACGGCGACGGCACTTTCGAGGACGTGCTTGCGCGCGGAACGCAGGAAGCCATTGCTATCGAAATGGCAACGCAGGACGCGAACCGCGAGCTTGTGCGGCGCGGATACAAGCCCACCGTGGCAGACCTGAACATCGCGCAGGACACGGCGAACCCCACGCAGCAACCGGAACCCGCGCCAGATGCGAACAAACCGCAAGGCGAGGCTCCTGCGAACGCTACGGCGGCACTGGCGTTCGACGAATCGAAACACCACCGCGCAGATGATGGCAAGTTTGGCGAAGGCGGAGGCGGAGGCGGAAAGGCTGAAGAAATGGGCGCGGGCGCGGACGGAAAGCAAAAGCCAGTCTCGCAAATGTCCAAGGGCGAAAAGAAAACGCACGACATGCGGAAAAAGCTGGAAGCCTTGCGCGCGAAAAATGCGGAAGGAGCAAAGAAGCTCGCGGACACAAACGCCCGCGTCTCGGAATTGCACTCGCAGCTTGTGGAGCAACTCAAAGCCGGAACCGGCACGGCAAATGACGACTTGAAAAAGACCGTGAGCGAACTCGGCGCGAAGATTGCGGAGACAAAGATGCACACCAAAACCATTCAGCACGCGCTGCGCGGGGAGGACATCGCCGCCGATGAGCACGGGCAGGATTCGCCGCAGCATGAAGCGGCGCGGAAGCGCACGGAATACGTTGCAGAGAAAGCGAAATGAAGCCTATCCCGCACACGCAGATTGCAAGGCTCCGCGCATCGCGAGACGTGCGCGCGAAGGAGCTAGCCGGGGAGCTAGGCGTTCATCCAGTGCATCTGTCCTACGTGGAAAACGGGCGCAGGCAAAGCGCAAGCCTAGTGCAGCGAGCGGTGGCATTTCTCTCGGCACTCCCCGCGAAAAGATAACACGTTAAGCGTCGCCGCTTTACGTCATAGCATGGCCGCGCTAGACATGCGCCGTGCTCGCAACCTTTCAAGCAACTTTTCGCAAACCGGAAATCACGGCGGATGACCGTGCCGCTGGCATCATTCGCGGCGTGTATGTGATGGAGCTTGGCAAGCTGGCGCAGTTTTCCGCCCGCAGGGACGACGGCACGAAAACGCATAGGGCTGTAACGCTCGACGATGCCCACCTTGCCGCTTTGATGAACCACGCGGGCAATCGCAGCATCCCGGTTCACATGACGCATTCCCACACGTCCAAGGAGCAGGATGGGCTTGTGACGAAGGCTGGCGCGCTGAAAGGATTTTACCGCGACGATTCCAAAAACCTCCGCGCTGATTTGCACCTCGCGCCCGGCGCAACTCGCGAGACGGCACTTTGGCACGCGGAGAATGACCCTGAGAATTTCATGCTGTCGGCGGTCTATTCGTTTCTTCCCGATGACCCGCTTTGCATCCCGCAGGATTTCCAAGCCGCCGACCTTGTGGAAAAAGGCGCGGGTGTCACTGCACTTCTCGCAGCCGATTTAACAACCTCACCTATGGACGAAACCACCACACCTAATGTTGACGACCTGCTCTCGAAATTGAGCACAGCTTGTCAGGCCGACCCACACACGCTCGCCGCAGTCAAGGCGATGCTCAAATCCATCGAAAAGGCTGACAAGCCCGAAGATGAAACTGAAGTCACGGAAGTCGTGGAAACCCCGAACGATGACGCCGGAGCCGTCGCAGCTATGGCCGCGCTGGAAAAGAAGTTTGAGGCTCGCCTCACCGCGCAGCTTGCCGACTTCACTAAGGCGCAGGAGAAATCCAAGGCTGATTTGCTCATCGAAGCCAAGGCGCAAATCATCGCCGAACTCGGAAGCGTCAAAGTTCCCGCTGAAAAATCCAAGGCCGAAACCGCGCTTTTCGGTATGCAAAAAGTCAAAGCAGCAATCACCGCACAACTCGAAAAACAGAAAAACTAACCACCCACAAAAATGGCATACTCCTACCTCACCATGCTCGACCTTGCGAAGGTCAACGGCTCCGATCAGACCGTTGGACTTATCGAGGAAAACCTGAACGCCGCACCGGAAGCTGCAATCCTTCCCGCGCGTCAAGTTTCCGGCACTTCGTTCAAGTCGCTCGTCCGCACCGCCTACCCTTCCGGCGCTTTCCGCTCCGCGAACGAAGGCGTTGAGCCGGTCAAGAGCACCTACCTCAACCGGACTCACGAGACGTTCTACTACGACCTGCAACTCGAAATGGACGCTGCTATCGCCAGCGCCGACGAGAACGGACCTGAGCACGCCCTCGCGATGGAAGCTGACGGCGCGGCGCGCGGCTACATGCTCGACATCGGGCCGCAAGTCTGGTATGGACGCGGCACGAACGGCGATGCCAAGGGCTTTCCCGGCGCGAAGGAAGTCGTGGATTCCGACCTCGTTCTCGACGCCACTGGCAGCACGGCTGACACCGCAAGCTCCGTGTGGGCTATCTGCGCGATGCCTAAGTTCTTCGAGCTTATCTTCGGCAAGAACACCGTGCTCGAAGTCGGCGAATGGCGCAAGCAGACCATCACGCGCAGTTCCAAGGAACTGACCGCGTGGAAGAACAGCCTCGAAGGATGGGTGGGCGCGGCGTTCTATTCCAAGTTCGCAGTCGGCCAGATTAAGAATCTGACCGCGCAGTCCGGAAAGACGCTCACCGACTCGCTGCTTTCGCAGCTCATCCAGAAGTTCCCGATTGGCGTGAAGCCGACGCACTTCTTCATGAATCGCCGCTCGCGCCAGCAGTTGCAGGCGTCGCGCACGGTTACTCTGTTCGGACAGGGCACGACCCGCCCGAATCAGGAACTGCTCGCGCCGATTCCCGACAGCTATGACGGCATCCCGATTATCTGCACGGACTCCATCCTGAGCACCGAAGCAATCGCTTAACCTCAACCACTAACTAACACACCATCATGGCTAACGAATTCGGACGTAATATTCAAGACGCGGTTTTTACCACGTCTAAGGCGCTCCCCGCCGCATCGGCAACCAATGTCTCTGACTCCTTTGACCTCGGCAATGTCGGGTTCAAGCCGGAGGAACTGGAAGTCGAAATCAGTGTGCCAGCAATGGCGCTCCACGTCACCGCGAACAACACGACAATCACGCTCCACGACAGCGCGGACAATTCCAGCTTTGCTGAGGTTGTCCCGATGACGCAGGTGAAGGTTCTCGGCGTTGTTAGCACTGGCAGCGTCGCGGTTCTCTGCCGCTTCCGCCTGCCTCCCAACACCCGCCGCTACATCGCGTTTTCGCAGACGTGCGGCGCGACGGACACGCTCACTGCAACGTCCATCACCTACACGCTCCGCTTCTAACCCACGCACAATAAACCTAAGACGCCGCGCTGTATCATTGCGGCGCGGCGTCTTTCCTTTTCCTACTTACTAAAATGGCCGCACTCTCACAAACTCCCGCTTCCGTTCTTCGCTCCGCCAACGGCGTCATCGGCACCGGCATCGCCGCTGCTGGCGTCACTATTGTTGCCGGTAACATGGTATCACTCGACTCAGCTACCAACACCTACAAGCTCGCCGACGCGAACGTCACCGCCGTCAAAGTTCCTGCTGGCATGGCGCTCGGCGGCGCAGGGCCGGGGCAACCGTTTTTCTTCGTAAGCGGCGATAGTTCGCTCACGCCGGGATGCACGATGACAGTCGCGGCGGTGATTTACCTTTCGCCTACGGCTGGCGCGATCACTGAGACTGCCGCTGACGTGGCAAGCGGTGAATGGCTTGTCCCGATTGGGCAGGCACTCACGGCAACCACGATGCGCCTGAGCATCACAGGCGACGCAGTAGCGAAGCCCTAACGCATGAGCTGGGCCGCTTCAATGGCCGCGCTGAATACGGCGTTGCTGGCAATCTTCCCCGATTCCATCACGTTTAACGGCGCAACCATTGCGTGCATCGCCCCGCCGTTGGATTTGTTCAAGACGATCAACCCCAACACTTACGACGCCAAGGTGACGTTCTCATTCCAGATACTCGAAAGCGACCGGACAACGGCTGGCATGAAGCTGAAAGACACAATCGAATTTGCCACGCCATACGCCTCCACCTTTGGCGAGGGGCGGACGACGCTGGCGTTCCAAGTCGCAAACTTCCAGCCCGACAAAGACGACTCAATCGTGCGGCTGATTTGCAACATTAAGCAATGAGAAACTCCGGCTTCAAAATGGACATGAGCGGGATTCGTCGCAAGCAGCGCGAGCTTGCGGCTATTCCCGCGCGCATATTCAAGCCGGAAATCAGCAATTACTTCCTCCGTCCTTCGCTCAACAAAGCCAAGGCCGCGACTCCCGTGCGCGACCTCGCCACAATCCGCGAGAATCAAGTCGGCAAGCCCAACAGCCAATACGCTAAGTGGAAGGCAAGGGGAGGCGGGAAGGGCGTTACAAAGGCGCAATTCTTGGCAGACCGCGCGCCGGCACGTTTCCTATTCCAGCTTCAATGGGTGCAAGTTGGATATTCGCTCGGAGTGAATGTCACCGCATCGGCGGCAGTGCTCTCGGCAGTCACGCGCAACCACAACGAGCCTGACATCCCGCAAGGGCGCGGGCAATGGCACGGTGGGCAAACGAAGCTCACGGCTTCAATCTCAGTGCCGTTCTTGGACGCGCCAGAGCGCAAATACAAGCCCTTCACCGGGCAAGGCATCCTGACGCCTATCATGGCGGCGCAGTTCCCCGTTTTCAACCGCGCTTGTGAGCGCAAGATGAAGCGCGCCGTCGCTGCAATCGCGAGGAGCTAATCACATGGAACTTTCCGAGATCCTCCAACTTGAAGAAAACGCCGAGGCCGTGCTCATCGGCGCGCTGGAATCTGTTTGCCCTAACATCTACGGCTCCCGGCAAAGCGACACGAACGAAAGCCCGCGCATTTCGTGCTCCGTTATGGTGGGCGCGCAGTTCCAAGAACAAAAGCTCGCCATTGGCGTCGAGCCGTATTTCGTCCATTCCGCCTACGAATGCCGGGCTGAGTTTGTTGTGACCACGAACAGGACAAGCGAGGAAACTACCGGCGCGCACAACACGCTAGTCGGCAAAGTCGCGCAACGGCTGAATGAGTATTACCTGTTGCAATATCAGAACGAACAGCTTGCGGGCAACAGCGCGGCGCTTCCGTGTCTTGTCACTCAGGTCAAACCGGCTGAAAGCGACAACTCAGAACAGGACATGGAAAACCTCGACAACACGACGCTTGCAATCACTTTCTAAAACACCACCATGCCATCACCCAATCGCGTTCTAGTCCTCGCACCCGGCTACGGCGTCGCGCCCGTCACCACCAGCGAAAGCGTCACCTACAACGTCAACACGGAGGAAATCACTCCTGAGATTACGAGTGACCACAACAAAGACCAATACGGCAACCCGAATCAGGCGTTGCATCAAAAAGGTCTCTACCAATACAAGGCCGAGTGGCAGCTTGCCAGCAGCGGCACGCTTCCGCCAACGCTTGGCGCGACCTTTACGCGCACCGTTGAAAACGAGGCGAGCAGCGTCACGTTTGTCGTGCTGAAAGCCATCGTCGCGAAAACCACGGAGACCAAAATCCGCACGGCGTCTATCGAAGCCGAGCAAGCCACTGGCGGCGCTGGCAACGTCACGACCTCCAACTCGTAAGGCATGTGTCGGACGCCACACTCGACGAACATGCGGACGCGCTAGACAGCGAGCGGAAAGACCGCGCCGTGGCGATGCTTGGCTTGCCCGAGCTAATCGCGGGCGTGCAAGTGGAGCCGCTGACACCGCGCCGACTCGAATGGATGCGCGCAATGGGCAACCCGTTCGTGTGCGGCGGGGAATGCCCGATTGCGGCCATTCCCGACTTCCTTTGGTATATCACAAAGGACTTCGCGTTTGGCGACGACGAGCGCCGCAAGGCGTTTCTCGCGGCCATCCTCAACCTCGACGTGGACGAGGCACGCGAGGGAATTGACGAGTATCTCGACCGCGCCTTCCTAGACGCGGGGCCGGGGCGCGAAGGCGTGTCGTTCTACGGCAGCACGGCGGGCCTGTATTGCTCGCTGAACACGGCGTATCCCGGCGCTGGGTGGCACCTAGAACGCGTGCTGGATACGCCGCTGCGCATTCTCTACCAGTTGATCAAAGCCGCCGACGATTCTCGCGGATGCTCCATGCAGAATCGCCGCTCGTCGCCGCTCATTTCCAAGTTTCTGTCTGAGATTGAGCACTTCGAGCTTTCCATCGTGGCAGACTTTGACGCCGAAATGGACGCATTTGTTGACGCGAAGTGTGCGGAAGGGTATAAGCTGTGCAGTGAACCGATTCAGAAAATCAACCTCGCGATTCCCGCAGCTTGCCAGCAAGACGCGCCTTGGATTATCCCGATGAGAAAGGTGAACTGACATGGCCAAGAACGATTTTACAGCGCAGGCGGGCATCAGTTTGGAGCAATGGAAGAAGGACATTGCGACGATGACGAGCAGCATGATCGCCGTGCAAAAGCAAGGGGCCGAGCTTAATCAGGAGATGCAGAAAACGTCTCACGCTACCGCCAATGCTGCAAAGTCGGCGGGATTCTTGGCCGGTTCCCTAAAGCTCATCGGCGGCGCGCTGGCGGTTCGCAAGGTCGCACAGTTTGGACAGGCGGCGGCAGAAATGGGGGTGGAGATAAACGACGCGGCGCGGCACGCGGACGTGAGCGCGGAATCATTTCAGCAGCTACAAAGGGCGACCGAGGGCACGCTTTCAAAGGGCGAATTTACTTCCGCAATTAACAGCGTCACGCAGGCGCTTGACGCGGCAAGGGGCGGAATCCCGGAAGCGGCGGATGCCTTGCAGGAAATCGGCGTTTCGATTCAAACAATCAGCAACGGAAAAGCAGACCAAGCATTTCTGGAAATCGCAGACCGCGCTGGAAAGGCTAAACTTACCGTCGCGCAACTCACTAAAGTTTTCGGGGAAAACGCCCGCGCCGTAAAAGAAACGGTCTCAGGCGGCGGGGGTGCAAAGGAAAATTGCAGGGATTTATGTCCAGTGCGACAAATCTTGCCGGTGAAATCACGGCCAAAATAGCCGGAACCGGGGAGTATTCCGAAGAAGGCCAGAAGAAGTGGGAAAACCGATTCCATGAGCCAAAAGGGAAAATTGAGGAGAAGAAAAAGGCATCATCGGAAAGCATCATTGACGTCGCCGCGAACCAAAAAGAGCTTTTACTTCAACATCAAAAAACGGACGTTTCCCTAGAGAGTCAGCTTAGAATCTTGCTGGCAGAAACGAATGTGCTAGCCGATCAAATCGCGCTTTCCGAAAAGCAAAACGGCGTCAATTCCATCGCCACGCTTCAACTTCGCGCACAGGCGCATGAGCGAAAGATGGCTTATGACAATATCGAGCATCAGATTCTTATGATGCAGCGCGCGGCCAATAACGCTACGGCGAACATGGCGTCTGAAATGGGAAACACGAAAATCATCGCAGACCTCACCAAAACACGCTTGGATTTCGAGTTGAAGATTGCGCAGGCAGTCCGCGAACGAAGGAATGACGTTGCAGACGAACTTAGAAAGCAGCAAGCACTTGCCGAGTTGCAGGCACGCGCGGCAGATTTATTAAAGACGCCAAAAGAAAAAGCAGCCGAGGACAAAGAGCGAAGAAAGAAAGAAGCTGCTATGCGCGCGGCGGCACAAAATGACAAAAACCGAAAGGAATCTGAGGCGAGGGACAAGGCCGCGCTGGATGCTGAGAATCGAATCAGAAAAGCCAACGGGCTTCCTCCGCTTGATGCTCTCCCCGGTGGTGCAAGCTACAAAAAATCCGGCGAAAAGGGAAGTGAAGCAACGCGCAAGGCGATTGACGACGCCATAAAGCGCGCGCTTCCTCCCGCTGTGCCAGCCGATAAAAAAGTCAACGAGTTCAAAGCTCAAACGCTAATCGTCACCCAAATCAAATCGCAATGAGCACTCCAAACAGAGTAATGGTCGGCACGCTCTCATCCGTCACCTTTGACGGGCCGGGCCGCTTCGTGCGCCCGTTTCAAGACCGGGGCGACACGCAGAGCTTCGAGTGGCATATTGACTGCTACCAGTTGGCCGCGAATTTCACCCCGTTCCAGAATGCGCGCTACTACTCGCCGGGCTTCGTGTCGCCAGTTGAAAACATGCAGTATGTCACGACCCCGCTCGGCACGGCATACCTTGTGCATGAGGAGCAGCCGGAATACACCGCGTGCAAGGGCTGGCTCAAATTCCGACGCGTGTATGCCAGCCTGCCAATCACGCGGCAGGAAGGGACTTCCGTTGTCCATTCGTTCCAATTTTACAGCACATCGGCGAGCTATGACTGGACGGAACCACCACCCGCGCCGGAAGTCGCAGAATGGCCGCTAGTGTGCACTGGATACTACCTTTACGAATACTTTCTGTCAGTGTGGCCGGAGCCACTTCGCGCGCCGAAAATCACTTCACTCTTTGGCTTTTTGTTAATGACAAACCAAGTCCCGCCAAACACGGGCACGTTCGTTTCCAAGGATTCCGAAATCAGCATTTACAAGGGCAGCATCATCGAGCGCAAAACGCTCTACGTGAACACGCCGACGATTGCCGAGCTTTCCGCATAATATGGAACCCGTCAAACTAGCCAATCCTGAGAACGCATTCGAGGGCGGAGTGCTCGACAAGAAATGGATGTTCAACGTAGTGGGGCACTTGAACCTTTGGCACGCTGGCGAAGTGAAGCTCCCGTCAACAGAGTGGGGCAGCGGCAGGATTCTTGTGAGCAATACTGGATGGGTGGTTGACCTCACGCGGATGAAAGTGCCCGCGTCGTCTCAGGTGCAATCTCAGCGCGAGTTTCAGATTGTCGCATTCGGCGCGAACACGGTGAAGATTTACAACGGCACGCTTTTCGGGCAACTGCCAACGGGATTCTCTGTTGGTAACAGTCCGATTAAAACGCTGACCGTCGCGAACGGGGATAAGATTTACGCTGCGATTACTTGGGATCGTCGCGTGTTAGCAAATGGCGACATCGTGAGCACCATCACAAGCCGCACCATCGAAGCGGCGGCGACGGTGCCGACGAATGACCCGCTGACGGCAACGCGATACTACCAGCTTGCCACTATCACGCTCGGAGCCGGGAACATCCCAATCGTCGCGCAAAGCCGATGGGGGCCGATTGACGACTTGCCGGGAACTGCATCGAACCCCTATCTCATGCCGCCGACGCCGGGCGATCAAACCACCGCCCAAACGGATTACTATGACCTAACCGTAACCGGCAAAGGAAAGGACACCGACGATGCTGACCTAGCTCCAACTTACGACTCGGTGACGTTGAACAAAACGGGATTTGTCCGGTTCGTGAATGACTATGGAAATTCCAAGGCGTTTGTTCGCCCGGCAACAATCAACTCCATCGGACAAGTCACCTACACAGGGCCGGAAGAGCTTGCTCTTGAGCATGTGCAGATTGACGTGCTTGTGGGTTTACGGCTTTATGGCGGGGAGTTGCAGGGACAATACAAGAAAGTATGGGTGATGGATGATGAAGCAAGCTCTCCCGAATGGGTGGATTTAATCACCACGACCGCCAGCGTACCAGATACATGCCCCTAAGCAATGGCAGCGAAACTTCTAACAAACTGCGCGGCATCCACGCTGCTAACAAACTGCGCGGCATCCACGCTGCTTGTGGATTGCGGTCAGACATGCACGTTCGCAATCGCCGCCACGCTGGATTGG